AATCTTGAGGGCTATATCATTGACAACTTCGGCAAGGCACTGGCCAATGCCGAGGAGGACGCTTTCCTGAATGGTGATGGCAAGGGCAAGCCTATGGGTATCTTTGATACCAAGCAGGGCGGTCAGTATGGCACTACCACCTCCGCGGCTGCCATCAGTGCAGATGATATCATCAATCTTGTCTACAATCTGAAGCGCCCATATCGCAAGAATGCGGCTTTCATTACCAATGACAAGACTCTGGCAGCACTTCGTAAGCTGAAGGACAACAATGGTGTATACCTCTGGCAGCCAGCTCTCACTGCAGGTGAGCCTGACCGCCTCTTTGGTTATGCAATCCATACTTCCCAGTTTGCACCTGAAGCTGCAGCAGGCAAGGCGGCTATGGCCTTTGGTGATTTCTCCTACTATAACATCGGTGACCGTGGTTCTCGTTCCATGCAGGAACTGAAGGAACTGTTCGCAGGCAATGGCATGGTAGGTTATGTGATGAAGGAGCGTGTGGATGGCCGCCTTATCCTTCCAGAGGCTGTTCAGATTCTGAAGATGAAGGGCACTGCAAGCTCCACCTGATTGGAGTGAGATAAATGCTTGTCACTTTAGAAGAAGCAAAGGAATATCTGAGAGTTGACGGGGACTATGATGACGGGCTGATTGATGGCCTTATTGCCACCGCCCAGAGTCTGTGTCTTACAATCCTTCGTAAAGAGGAGCAGGACTTAGATGGGGATTCGCCTCAGCTAAAGACTGCTATTTTTTATGCGGTTGCATACCTTTACGAGCACCGCGAGGAAGCAGATCACAAGGGTCTTGTTCTGACCCTTCGTGCTCTCCTTTCGGGGCTGAGACGGGAGGAATTCTAATGCAAATAGCAAGGCTACGTCATCGTGTGACGCTTTTAAAGCCAATAAGGGCACCGGATGAATATGGCGGTGCAAGGGTTGAATATGAGAAAGTGGCTGTGAGCTGGGCGGATTTTCTTCGTCCAAACTTCGGTCACCAGAATCTGCAAGGTTCATCTGATGTGCTTGTTATTTCTCAGGGTATAAGGCTTCGTAAAACTACAGTGGAGCGTGGCTGGAGAGTGCAGCAGGGGGAAAGGTTCTTTGATGTGCTGGATGTGGATGAATCTAATCCTGGAGAAGTGATTCTCACAACGCAGGAGGTTGAGCGCTGATGGCAAGAAAATTCTGGGTCAATACTGACAGGAACACGGCTGTTACAAAAGCTATCAAGGATATAGATAAATACAGCGAGTCTGTACAAACCAATATCCGCGGTGCTATCCGCCATACAACGGATGCCGTAAAGATTGCAGCTATGGGGCGCGCTCCGGTAAGAACAGGAAACCTCAAGAAATCCATCGATGGCGAAATAACCAGGGATGGATTATCCGGCTTTGTAAGTGCAAAATCTCCTGTGGCTCACCTTATTGAATTTGGCGTATCTGCTTCTTATGTTGAACCACAGAAAGCCAAGGCATTGAAGATTGGAGAAGGCTTTGCTGCTCATGCACTTATCCCGGAGCGTAAGGCAAAGCCCTTCATGCGCCCTGCGGCTGACAGCGAGAAGCTGAATCTTGAAAAGAGGATAAAGGAGGCAGTCGATGGCAAGGCTTAAGACAAGGGTTCCTATACTTGCGGTGCAGAAAGGGCTTGTAGCTCTGCTGACCCAAGGACAGTCCACTAAAATCTATGACGATGTTGTTCCTAAAGCAAAGCTCCCTTATATCAGCATAGGGGCAATAAATGTAAAACCTAATGGAAGCAAGGACAGTGCAATATATGATGTATCTGTCCAGCTCCATCTCTGGTCAGACTACCAGGGAAAATTTGAGATCAATTCCATGATGAACGATGTGGCCACGGTGCTGTCCTATGCACCTATAGACACATCAGCAGATGGCTTCAGTATTATTTCTCAGGAAACAGATTTCTTTGAGGTCTTTTCCGAAGAAGTCCATGGCTATCATGGAGTAATAACTGTAGTTATAACAATACAGGATATGGAGGTATAGAAAAATGGCTACTACACTGGATAATATTAATCTGCCATCCAACCCTGACCTTGGGGCGGCAGAGGTAGGTAAGGATTTTCTGCTTTTTGTAAACACTGGCACTGTGGCTGTTCCTGAATGGCAGATGATTGGCGGTCAGCGCAATTCTGGCCTTACCCGTCAAGCTGAAACCATTGATGTGTCTCATAAGACATCTGGTGGCTGGTCTGCTACCAAGGCAGGACTCAGGAGCTGGAGTATTGACCTTTCCGGTCTTGTGCTTCTGCAGGATATTGGTGTTCATGCACTCTCCAAGGCTTTTGAGGAAGGCAAGGATGTGTTCCTGAAGCTCAAGTATCCGGATGATTCCTATCGTACAGGCTGGGCATCCGTCACCGAGTTTTCTTTGGACATTCCGCATGATGGGGCTGCAACTATTTCTGGTTCTCTTTCTGGTAATGGCATTCTTTCTGGTCTTACCAAGGATAGTGCTCCATCCACTGCATCTGCAGGAGGTACTAAGGCATGAAGAAATCAGTAGAATTTAAGCTTTGCGGCAAGGAAGCAAAGCTGGAGTTTAACATCATGAGGCTCGCCAAGTTTGAAAAAGCACTTGGACAGAGCCTTTTTTACATTATGAGTACCAATGGTATCCTGCGTTCTATGGATATCAATTTCACTATTGCAGGATTGGCATTTGGTCTTGAAAAAGAGCTGACTATTGAGGAAGCAGCAGATACCATCCAGAAGCACTGCGATGAGGGCGGCATTCTCGATGATATCAATGACGCAATCTATCGGGGGATTATTGCTTCTGGCCTTTTTATCAAGGCCGCAGCAAAGGAAGCGGCAGAAGAGTAAAGAGCTTTGAGGAATGGGCGGATGAGGCAGAGAAGCTGGCATATAGTCTGCTCAATCTAAAGCCACGGGAGTTTGAGGAGCTTCAGCCTGGAGAATTCTATAAGTTATACGAAGGGTATGAAATAAGGCATGACGCGGAAGTGACCGCCCATGCCTATTTTGTATCTAACCTAATGAACCTCTTCGGTAAATCCTTGAAGCAGAATATGACTGTAGACAGATTGGTTAAGCCACTGAAAATCAATCAGTCTGAGGTGTCCTCTAGAAGCGAGGACGAGCAATACTTAAGAGAAAAATTCGGGCTGTAAGGAGGGAGCAGAATGTCAGTAATATCAAGCCTGATGGTTAAAATTGGAGCAGATTCATCTGGACTTAAGAAGGAATTATCTAATGCCCAGGCTGCCATTAACAGCTCCTTTGATACAGCTGCTGTAAATAAATTCAGTTCCCATGTGGAGCAGAGCGCAAAGCAGGTAGAAGGGCTTATCGGCAAGGTAAAGACATTTGCTGCTGTGGCTGCTGCAGGTTTTGGTCTTTCAAGCTTCATAAAAGGCACAGCAGAAGCCGGGGATAACCTTTACAGGCTGTCTCAGAGGATGCATATTACGGCTGCTGAAGCCGGAATGCTTTCTAAGATCATGAGCCTTACGGGCGGTGATGTGGGAAGCCTTTCCACAGCTATGATGCGCCTGGATAAATCTTTTACGGCATCTAGCGAGGATGGAGAAAAGACCAGGCAGATTTTAAGTGCTGTTGGTGTGTCATTAACAGATACAACTGGGCGGTTATTGCCTATAAATGAGCAGCTTAAATCTTTAGCCGAGGGCTATAAAAAGGCAACGGCCGCAGGCTATGGGCAGGAATTTATCATGAACACATTAGGTGTTCGTGGCATGGCCCTTGTGTCTACTCTGGAGCAGTACAATGAAGCAGCAGAAGCTGCCGGCAAGGTCAAGAGTGTAGGCATGGACCCTAAAGCAATGCATGAGCTTAATATGCAGCTTAAGATTATGCAGATGGAAGCAGGGCAGATTTCTACTGCCATGGTTCTAGGCTTTGGGCCAATCCTGCAGGAGTTCCTTCCAGGCATTATGACAGGCCTTCAGCAGACTGCTCTGTTCCTGAAGGAGAACAAGACTGAGATTGCAGGAGTTACTAAGGCTGCTGTCGAGTTTTATGCTGTAATGAAGGGCATCAGTATCCTTGGAAGGGCAGCAGCTTCCATGCAGGCTTTCTGGGCATCCATAAGGGTATCTGCTGTTCAGACTACCACTGCTCAGGTTTCAGCCAGCAATGAGCTTACGGCAAAGCAGATAGCCAACATCAATAAGGTGGTGGCAAGGTCTGAGGCTGCATATCTTAAAATGCAGAATGATGCCATCAAGGCTGCTCAGAAAGAGGGACTGGCATCAGAAGAGGCAAGGCTCGCCCTGGAGAAAAATCTTCTGAAGATACAGGCAGAGTCTGAGGCCGCATCTGCCAGGATAAGGCTTGCCTTTGAAAAACATTTCCGGGGTATAAATGTGGCGGCTGCTGAAATGGCGGCAGGAGTCAATGCTTCCCTTGTAGCTACTGCAAAAGGCACTGAGGTGACAACGGCTGGCGAGGCTGTGCTTACCAAAGCTATCATGGCAGAGGGCGCGGCAGCCACAACTGCAGGAGCAGCCAATGTTGCGGCTAAGACCACAGCTACAAGGGCTACTGCGACACAGACCACAGCTACCACGGCCCTTGCAGCAGCCCATGTGGCAGAAGGAAATGCAGCGGCTGCGGCTGGTGCAAAATCCATAACCTTTTCTGCTACAGCCCTTCGAGGGGTAAAGGCTCTGCAGGCGGGTGTGCTTGCTTTGACTGGTGGATGGATTGGTCTTGCAGCTGCAATTGCTTATGCAGGCTACTGTCTTTATGAGTATAAATCTGAGGAAATGGAGAGGGAAAAAGCAAACACCTACCATGTAGATGGGCAGGCGTATGAAGAGAAAAATGGCTATTTCTATACCAAGGACAGGGTAAACCCTGATTGGCAACCTGACCTATCAAATGAATACAGTTACCTTGATGAGAACCGCATTATTAAGGGCGGTGAGCTGGTAACAGATGAAGCCCTTAATGAAAAGCTCCAGTCTGCATGGTGGGATCGCCACAAGGATGATGAGGACTACAAGGCACAGCTTGAAAAGGAAGCGGCTGAGAAAAGATTAGCTGAGTCTGATGCCAAGCTTGCGGAACTCATGCAGAACCTTAATGCAGGAGATGTAAGCAGTTCAGAAAAAGCATCTAGCGCAGTAAAAGATGTATCTTATAAGGTTGATGTTCCTATTGGCGAGGATGTTGTGGCTTCGGCCATGAATCATCTGGGGGAGTCTTGGGGCGAAAATACCTGCTCAATATTTGCATCTTCAATGCTTGAGGAAGCGGGTATCTATGGCTTGTCAGATCCTAATGGAGATAATATGGCTCAAAAGGCAGGTGCTGCCTACCATGACAAGAACGATGGGTATCAGCCGAAAGCCGGAGATATTATCGAGTGGGGCGGTCATGTAGGTATCTATGATGGTGCTGGCGGTTATATTGCCAGCAACACTAAAACCGGCATCCACCATGGTTCCATGGAAGAAGCAGAGGATTGGTTTGGTCCGGTAGAGGGGTATATAAGCACAGCTGAGTATACCGGCAATCAGACTGTGACCAAGACCATGGGTGAGGATGCTAAAAAGGTGGAGGATGCTGTTCAGAAGCTCAATAAGGCAAAAGAGGATGCAGCAAGGCTTTTTGCTTCCATGGAAAATGAGATAGGCAGGGAGACTAAATCTGACTATGCCTATCAAATGGACCAGCTTGACAACAACATTCGTAAAAAACAGCTGGAGATAAATGAAATCAAGGCTGCAGGGGCTGATGTGACCCTTCTTGAAAGTGAGCTGTCAGATTATAAATCTGTGCTTGAAGCAAAGATTGTTAAAAGCTGGAAGGAAGCCAATGAGGATATTATCTCTGACACAGCTAAGACTGTAGCAGAGGTTGAAAGTGATTACCGCACTCTGGCAGAGGAAGAATACCGGATTACCATGCAAAGGCTAGAGAGGGAGCGGGAGAACAAGGAAAAGGAAATCCTTAGAAATAAGGAAGATGCTGAGTCCATGCTGAATATTGACCGCTGGTATGCTGCTGAAGCTGCCAAAGCCATGGATGATAAAACCAAGGCTATTAGAGCAAGTTTTCAGAAAACGCTGAACGATCTGAGAGAACTTGGCAATTTGGCAAAAATCAAGGTTGCTCTGCAGTCTGATGATGCCAAGAACATGATGGTGCTTCAGGGACAGCAGGCTATAGCTGACCAGTATATTGCTATCTGGAAGGAAGCCCATAAAACCAATGAGGAAATGGTGGCAGACCTTGCTTCAAGCGTTAATTCCAATCTTGCATCAACGCTGAAGAATTTTATTCAGGGGTCTGCTACAGCCATGGATGTGGTTCATGACCTTGGCAACACAATCCTCAGTACCATTGCTGAAATCGTGGCAAAGAAGGCTGCGGCACAGATGGTAACTTCAATTTTTGGTATCAGTTTCAGTCATGGCGGTGAACTTCCGGGCTTTGCTTCGGGCGGTGCTCTGGCAGGCGGCCTGATTGAGGGTGCTGGTACAGGAACATCGGACAGCATTCTGGCATACCTTGAGAGCACAGGGCATTTCGTAAGGCTGTCTGATGGCGAGTTCGTTATGACGGCTGAAGCCACAAGGAAGAACCGCCCGATGCTTGAAGCTATGAATAAGGGCGCATTCAGGAATGGTGGTGCAATATATGCTCCATCTATTCCGGGCGGGTTCAGTTATGCTTCGGCAGGAAATTCTGCTTCACAGCAGAAGGCGGGCATTATAGTCAATATCACTAATAACACCGACAGTCAGGTAACCGCAACTGAGGGCGGTTTTGACCAGCAGGCCCAGAGGTTCATCCTGGATGTGGTTATTGACGGAGCACAAAGGAATGTAAACGGATTCGGTTCTAATCTCAGAACCATGATGGGGAGTTAGCTATGTTAAGTTTTCCAGATATAGAACCAAATATCTCAGCGGCTGATTCCTGCGGGGACAGCTACAAGATGTCTATAAAGGACAGCACCATTTCAACAACCACAGATGCAAACTATAAGCAGACAAGGCCACGTACTACCAGAATGATAGTAACGTGGTCTTTTTCGTGGGTTGCGTTGTCTGATGATGATTTTTCTAGTATTACAGATTTCTTTAGGAAGGTTGGAACTTTTCAGAAGTTTGAGTTTAAGAATCCTATTGATGGAAACCTCTGCATTGTAAGATTTGCAGAGCCACTGACTAATTGGCAGTATGTCCATCCTTACGGATGGCAGGGAAGCCTGAAGTTTGAGGAGGTGTAATTTATGCAAGTTTGGTCACAGGCAGCAACGCTGGCTAAGAACAGCCTTGCATCAGATACGCCTTTTCTTCTTCTGGTAGAGGTCATTTCAAAGGAACTGGCAGAACCAATATGCCTTGTCAGGAATACGGAAAATATTGTATGGCGGGATAAGGTCTGGACAGCCTTTCCTGTGGAGATTGAATCCACATCAGAGGATGGAAAGACCATCCCGTCTATCAATATCCGCATCAGCAACTGCGGTGGCATGATTGGAAGCTATATTCAGCAGTACAACGGCCTTGTGGATTCAGAGGTACGAATCTATGTGGTGCTGGCAAGCAATCTATCTGTGCCAGATGCCGAGTTTGAGCTTGATTTTATGATCACTGAAGCCAAGTACACAGAGCAGTGGATTACCTTTATCTTAGGGGCAAGCCCTGAAATGGTTAATAGATATCCAAGGTTCAGGTACAACAAGAATTTCTGCCCCTTTGCATGCGGGGATATTCGCCGCGGATATACCGGCAAGAAAAGGTGCATAAACACACTTGAGTCATGTCTGATACCTAAGAGATTTGGCGGTGAGCCGGGGATGGTGAGTGCGTGATGTATGAGGATTTGATAGGAGTGCCATTCATGGATGGCGGAAGGGACAAAAATGGTATGGACTGCTGGGGGCTTGTAAGGGAGTGCTTCAAAAGGCAGGGCATTACTGTAAAGGATTATGGAATCTCAGCAGCAGAGGAACTGAAAATATCAGAGCAGATGAAAAAGGAGCGCCCTTATTGGGAAAAGCTGGATGAGCCAAGGGATGGCTGTTTAGTGCTTATAAGGACGGAGCCTAAGCTATGGGCAAACCATGTAGGTATCTACATTGGAAATGGCAGGTTTATTCATGCCTATCTTATGGCAGGTGTCTGCGTATCAACAATTAAGAGGTGGAAAAGCCACATCGTTGGCTATTATTATCCAAGGAAGTGATGAGATGGTAAGGCTGATTGTTATTGAAAATCCATTTGAGCCGAGGGTACATAAGATTGAGGAACTGGTTTGCACCAATATGCCAGTAACGCATTATACATCCCTTCAAGGCAGGGATGTGTTCATTAACGGACGGCCTGTCACAGAGCTTTCTATTCCGGCTGATGGGGATGATATTATCTCCATGCCCCATATTGAGGGCGGCGGTATAGGCAAGATTCTAGGCTTTGTGGCTATGGTAGCCTTGACTGTCTTTACGGGTGGTATTGCAGCAAACGGCGTTACTGGATTTTTGGGAATTACCATAAAGGGCGGT